TTTTCTTACAAAGATGAATAAAGATACAATTGAAGATATTATGAAAGCTGAGGGTGATAATATATTTACACCTCAAGAAATAGAATATGTTGCGTCTTTATTCGGTAAAAGTAAAACTGTAAAAGGTGCTCCAGGAGCTTCTAAGTATGAAAAGACTCGTGGTTTATTTGATTATGAGACAGTACATACACTAAAAGATGGTAGAACAATTAGTTTTAAAGACATTTTATCTAATGACTTTGAGGCTGTATGGTTTCCTTATGCTCGTACACAAGCTGGTTTTAATACATTAGAAAAATTGGGTATTAAAGATGCTACAAGTTTACGAAAAGTAAGAACAAAGATTCAAGATGAATTGCGTGCTGCTAAAGTAGACGAGGATACTATTACTAAAGAGTTAAGCACGTTTGATGAAATTGTTCGTGAACTACAGGGTAAACCTTTGACTGACATTAACCCTTTTGGTAAAGGTGCACAATCACTTCGTATTTTAAAAAATATGAATATTGCTCGTTATCTAGGTGGTACATTTTATACAATGACAGCTGAATTAGGTTCTACAGTTTGGAATACTGGTGTAGTTCATATGTTTAAATCATTACCAATGATGAGACAATTGTTAAAACAGTTTCGGACTGGTAAGTTTGACAATGACTTAATGGAAGAAATCTATACACATCTACAATTGATGGGTGATTTAAACCGTGGTATTGGTTTCTCAAAGTTTGAACACGATTTTGCACACGTTCCACTTGTTGGTTCTAGTACAGAAAGGTTACAAAAAGCATTAAATAAAGCTGAAGTCGTATCTGACCAATTTAGAGAAGCTACATTGATGGCAGGTGGTATTAAACCTTTAACTGCTTGGTTTGAAGCATCAGCAGCATCTGGTATTATTACTAAGATGATGAAAGCTGCTACAACAGGCAAGATTCCTAGGGGATTTGAGACTACTTTAAAAGAGATGGGTTTTTCTGGTAAACTGCGTGAAAAAATATTTACTGAAATGCGTAAGCATACAGAGTATGTTAATACCCCATTTGGTAAAAATTTAAGGAAAGTTAACTTTGAAAAGATGGACAGAGAAGTTTACAATGCTATGACTATGGGTGTCAAGCGTATGGTAAATACTATTGTCCAGCGTTCTACATTAGGTGATAAAGTAGGTATAACATTTGGTAAATCATTAGTACAAAATACTGTATTAGGTAAGTTAGGCTTAGAGATGAAAGGTTATGTCCTTAATGCGTGGTCTAAACAATTAGGTCGTGCGTTAACAAGACGTGATTTATACACTTTAGGTATGTTAACTACACAAATGGCACTTGGTGCTTTAGGTTATATGGCACAAACACACGTTAATTATATGTTTGATGCTAAGAAACGTAAAGAACTATTAACACCAGAGAATATTGCTAAGGTTTCTTTTGCTCGAAGCTCTATGGCTTCCTGGTTACCTCAGATTATTGATACTGGTGCTGATTTAACTAAGATGTATGACCCTCAATTTAGTCAAGCTAGGTCTTCTGGACTTGGACAAAACTTAATTGGTGGTATGCCTATTGTAGATACACTTAATTCATTATCTAATATGGCAAATATTCCTAAAGCTGCTCTAGGTGGAGATGTTACTCCAGGTGAATTAAAGAGTGGTTTGAGAGCACTACCTTTTCATAATATGATTGGTTTCCGTACATTAATGGAAAGTGTTGTTGCAAATCAAAAGGAAAAGCGTGCTAATAAGAGAAAATTTGAAAAATACCAATTTTAGGAGGTATTATGAGTAAGGCTAATGTTGATGTCCTAAATGGACTACACGATAGAATGGCTACTTACTTTTTGACACTTCTCCAGAGTGAGGAAAGACTCGCTCCTGGGGAGTTGTCTGCAATACTTAAGTTCTTGAAAGATAACGAGATTACTGCAGATATTGTCGAGAGTAAACCTATGGCTAACTTGATACAAAGTTTTATTGAGCAAGAAGAAGAATTAATGGGAGACTTTCACTAATGTCACTGATTAATGCTGCAAAATACTTAGTTAGAGTTGCACCTCTAATGCTTAAGAAGAAAAATATTAAGTTAACGCCTAGTGAGGCTGCTGGAAGACAAACATATGAGGCTTTAAAGTTAAAAGCTAAAGAAAACAAGAAAGCAGCACTTTCTAAGTTAAAAGATTTAGAGATAAATGTCAAGGATATTCTTGGTATTCCTATTAGGGAAAACTATAAGATGACACCTAGACAAATGAAGAAACTAAACAAAAAGAAATAGAGAGACTATATGAAGGATGTTGAAATTCTTGTTAAGAGTTTCCCTGATTATGTTGATTATGTTTGGGGTCGTATCGGATTACCTGGTGCGACACCCTTACAAAAAGACATAGCTAGAACTTTACAAGAGGGAAATAGACGCTTACTTATTGAAGCTTTTCGTGGTGTAGGTAAAACATACCTAACAGGTGCTTATGCTACCTGGAGATTACTACGAAACCCTAATGAGAAAGTATTAATTATATCTGCTAGTGGTCCACACGCCACAGCAATCAGTACATTCATTCATAAACTATTGAATGAGATACCTTTATTAGAACATCTTAAACCTAGAGCTGACCAACGTGATTCAGTAATGGCTTTTGATGTAGATGGTTGTAAAGCAACCGTACAGCCTAGTGTTAAATGTCTAGGTATTAATTCCCAGTTGCAGGGTAATCGTGCATCATTATTAATCGCTGATGACGTAGAAACGTCTATTAACAGTGCCACAGAAGTAATGAGAGCAAAGATATTGCAACAAATCAATGAATTTGATTCTATTCTACAAACTAATGCTGATGCTAGTATTGTAGCACTGGGTACACCACAAACTGGTGATAGTGTTTACAATAGATTTCCTGAGAAAGGATACCTAGTTCGTATATGGCCCTCTAGAATCCCAGATAAGCCCGAAATGTACGCAGGCAAGCTAGCCCCTTACATAGAGAATAAAATCGCCAGGAACGCTAAAATTGGAGCTCCTACGGACACAAGATTCAGTGATGAAGACTTACTAGAACGAGAAGGTTCTGTAGGACGTACTTATTTCCGTTTACAGTACCAATTAGACACAACATTAAGTGATGCTGATAAGTATCCTCTTAAACAAGGTGATTTAATTGTAATGGACATTCCTAAGGATAAAGGTCCTATAGGTATATCGTACAGTAGTGGTCGTGATACCTTATTAGATATTCCTAATGTAGGTTTTACAGGAGATACATTACACAGTCCTGGATACTTTGATAAAGAACATATACCATATCATTTTAGCATTATGTCAATAGACCCTTCTGGTCGAGGTGCTGATGAAATGGGTTATGCTATTATAAAGTACCTACACGGTCGAATTTACGTCTTAAAATGTGGAGGCTTACAAGGGGGTTACAGTGAAGATAATCTCTTAAAATTGGCCTATTTAGCGAAGGATTATGATGTAAATACATTATATATAGAGAGTAATTTTGGTGATGGTATGTTTGACCAGTTACTTAGACCTGTGTTAAAGAAGGTACATCCAGTAAGTATTGAAGAAGTAAGAAGTAATAAGCAGAAGGAATTGAGGATTATCGATACCATAGAACCGTTATTAAACCAACATAAGTTAGTGTTTGATAAAGGTATGGTTACTAGCGATATTAATCAAGCTTTGGAAGACCCTATAAAGATGCCATACAGTCTTATGTATCAACTTACACACATAACTCGTCAAAGAGGTAGTTTAAAACACGATGATAGACTAGATGCTTTAGCAATTGCTTTAGCAGCTATTGTGGAAACTGTAGGTGTGGATGAAGATGAGGTGAAGAAGGAATTTAAAGAACAAAAGTTACAAGCAGAATTGGATAAGTTTATAGGTGATATTACTAATCCAAGATGGATGTTAACACGTTGATTATTAATGTTTTTTAAATGAAGTTACGCTATTGGGGAAAGGGAAGGTTAAAATAGTTATATATTAATATTATGATTAATATCGGTAGAGACCCTTATTAATATTGTGATTAATATCGATGCTTATAACCTTTCTTAAAACCTCTTTAGCAGCTTCTATGTGGGCTGTTGTAGAGAGGTTTCAAAAATATGACAAAAATGTGATAGGGTAAGTCTAAACATTGGCACGCATTTTTCCCCATAGACCCCATTTTTAACAATATTTTTAAAACATTTTTAAAACCTTTTTAGGTATTTTTTAACTAGGGTGATGTTAAGAAATATATTAGAAAATGTTAATAAAGTTTTTTGAATATTTTTTTATATATTTTTAAGAGCAAATTTTTAAAAATATCTTTATAACCTTTCAAGCAAATTTTTAACCAAAAGAAACACAAAGAAACTTATTTAAATTTTTTTTAAAAAAAGTATTGACAAATATTTTAACCGTGATATAATATGCTCAACTTTAACAAAAAAGGATGATTAAAATGATTACAATTAATAATAATACTATGAAGGTTTTATCTGATTTACACAAAGAGTATAAATTTCTTGTATATGGAATGCTTGAAAGAGGTTATACAGTTTCAGTATCAGATAGTTATAGAGAAAAAGAATATATTTCTAAATCTAATAATTATCTAGATATTAAAAAGTATATGGATAATTTAGACGAAACTAGAATAGATTTTTATAAAAATAATGAATATGTTTGTGAGTGCCACAATATCCATTATAAT